TTTATAATATATGAAACTACTAAAAACCATAACTAAGTTGGTGATGGAATCAAAAGAAGCTTATGACTTAGCCTGTGAAAAAGGTGTGAGTGAGAAAGAGCTTACCCGACTTGAGAAGAATTATTCAGAGTCTCTTAAGTTAATGAGATTGTATGAGTCTATGGGTAATAAAGTTGAGTCTAAGGATTAGCATCCCCCACCAACGGTACATTCTAACGACACAGGAGAAGCGGTGTAGATAAATCCTCCATTAATATACCCTCCATAATAAAGTGTTGTCAATCCTTGGTCAAGGTATAAGTTAACACCCGCCGAATATGGACTAGTCACACTATTATTTGAATAAACTGTTACCAAGCCAGAGATAGGTACACATTGACATACACCATCGACACAAGTATCCTCACAAACGGTTAAATACCAAGTTTTAAAGTTCGGTGTTGTAGGTGTAGGGGTTGGTGTAGGGGTTGATGTTCTTGTTGGTGTAGGGGTTGGTGTTAATGTCGCGGTTCTAGTTAAAGTCGGTGTAGGTGTTTGTGTGACATTAAATGTCGGTGTATTTGTCGGTGTTAATGTCGGCGTAGACGTTAATGTCGGTGTTAATGTCGGTGTAATAGTTTGAGTTAATTGTGGTGTTGGGGTTGGGCTAGCCGTTGGTGTTGGTGTTATTGCACAAGCCACACAAGAGATATCATAATTAATTCCTAAATTTAACATTATTTGAGCATCAGATAATGATGTCTCAGAATTACAATCAGAAATTATTTTTATAATATTATTTTCAACATCAATAATAACTGAACCAATACCTTCAAATTGTGTTAATAAATCTTTAATTGTATTATAGTATAAATTGTCGGACGGATATTCACTTAATGAAGTTCCTGTGAAGAAAGTCTCACTTAATGTTACACCACTAGTGGTTGCCGAAAGTGTAAATATTGACTGATTTAAAACACAATTAACATCAGTAGTTGTTAAATCATAATAACCTTCATTTAAAAATTCACGAAGACCTTTTTTAATCTGTAAACCATTGTTAACAAACTCATCATCACACACGTTAAAAGTTTGATAAGAGGTCAAACTATTAACCCCTTGGATTGTTATAGTTTTTGTTTTAGTACATCCATATGAGTCGGTTACTGTTAATGTATATGTCCCTCCTGATAAGTTATTTACCATTAATTCTGTTTGACCATTAACATTACTACTCCAATTCCAAGTAAATTCTGGCTCCCCTGAAGTTATGTAGGCGGTTATTGAGCCATTCGAACCATTAGTTGAGTTAACCCCGACTAAAGTAAAATCAATGTTACTTGAAAATGGTACTATAACTGAATTACTAACTGTACAACCAGTAACATCTGTTAATGACACGGAGTGTGTCCCTCCAACAATACTACTAAAAGTATGTCCTGTATCATTTGTCGGTCCATAACTTTGTCCGTCAACTTGATATACAAAAGGTCCAACCCCACCGTTTACTAAGATTTCGATAGAACCATTTGGTAAATTGCAAGTTGTTCCCGTAACATTAATGTCAATATCAATTGTCGTCTCATCAAGTATTGTATAGTCGTTTGTATATGTACACACACCATCGGTAATGGTTAAAGTATACGTCCCCGCAGAAAGATTTGTGAATTGCCAAGTAGTGCTAGTTGTACTATATTGTTCAGTACTACCATTAGGGTATTCTAATGTATAAACGTAGTTACCACTACCACCATAAATAGTTATTGGGTTTATCGACCCACCACTATTTCCACAAACAGTATTATTTACACCAACACTAACTAATGAAAATCCACCAGGTGTTAGAACTGAAGTTGTACCACTGAATTTACATAAACCAGCATCAGTAACTGAATAACTAAATACACCGGCACTTAAACCACTAAAAGTATATTGATTACTAAATTCAATGGCAATTGTTCCGTTAGAACCTGAAAAATAATATGGTGATGTTCCTCCTGTTAGTAATATAGTTAAACTACCATTGGACACAAAACAATCCGGAGAAACAACTGTTAATGAACCTAAACCAACTGGTGGTACATCAATAATTGTTGCTGACTTGGTTACCGAACAATTAGTTGCATCTGTTACCGTAACACTGTAGGTACCTGCGGTCAATCCTGTTATATAACTATCTGTCCCACCATTAGACCAAAGATAAGTGTATGGTGAATAACCTGTTTGACCTGTGACAAAAATCTTACCTGATTGTACGGCACAACCCGCATCAGGAACCGTATATAATCCATAATCAAATTCAGTTGAGTTTTTTACGATACAAGTTTCAGATTTACCTGTACATCCACCCCCGTCATCGGCAATAACATAATACGTCCCACCTGTTAGTGTTCCGTTAAATTCATAGCTAGAACCAAACGAAGTACCTGAAGCGATATACCCTAAAGTATTTTCATATAGGTAAAATGTTGTGGTACCATAATAATTCGTTGTTGTTGCAGTTAAACTACCATTACCCAATCCACACGTAGTATCTTCATGAGCACTTATTGAAACGCAAGTTCCACTTGAAATCGCGACGTTTACGGCTTGTATTGTGTTCGTTGGTGTACAACTGTCAATAATATTAAATGTGTAAGTTCCCGCAGATAAACTATCAATATAATAATTTGTTACACCCGCACCTAAGGCTGTTGTACCCGACGCAGGATTTACCCATTGAATTGAGTAATCGGGTGCGTCACCCGTTATTTCGACACTAAAAGCACCGACATTAGTATTACTACAGTCACCAGTTACAGATAAGTTATATAATATATAACACATTAACTACACAATATATTAAAGTTTATTCCAACGTTAAGTTTAAAGTTTGTACCCACATCAGATGTTGAACACACCACGTTATAAATTACCACAGTATCTTCAGTAGTTAAATAGTAGTCATATCCGTAATTTTTTAAATCGTTGAGTGCGATAACTAAAGCATTTAACCACTCAGTTTGACTAGGTGAACTTAACACAGGGTCTAAGTATCCAACACCATTAAAGAAACTATATTGGACGATTACCTCATCGTTTAACCTTAGGTCAACAAACCATTCGGTTGTTAGTGAGTTTAAATCACAACTACCTAAAGTATATCCATTAGTGGTTAAGTATTGACCTAAAACACTACCTAACACCCCACCAAAACCAGTAATTTGACTATTAGTTGACCATGGGTATATTCCACATTCAACTTCTTCAACAGGACAGTCATATGAGAATAAGTTTGATGTTATCTCACAAGGTTTACAAGGAACAGGGATTAACTGACAACCTTCTTGTCTTCTCCAAACAAACTTTTGTCTGTGGAAAATAGAATTCTCTAAACGAGTACCCGTATTCCAAATGGTTGTTGCGGGAATCATCTGTTCGACTAAACGAATCCAATAATCACCAATACCATTAATATAATCCATCATTGTTTGGTATGTGAAATTGTTGTTTTCAATACCTTCAAATGTTTCCGATTCTAAATACTTCCAATAAATTGATGCCAATGTTGGGTACCCTCCTGTTTTACCATCAGTGGCGAATTGTCTATTTCTAACATTAATCATGTTTAACCAAAAAGTTTGTGCAAATTCAAAGAATGTTTTTCTTTTTGGTTGTGGGTTAATTTCAGTCCAATCAACACCACCTCTTTGTGGATAAAGTGAATTCGGTGTTGGGTCACAATAAGTTGGTGCAACATAATTTAAACCTTGGTCTGGAATTGGGTAATTAGTTTGTCTTGACATGAACCAAACATCGTAAACCAAACCTTGTGCAGGATTCATAAATAAATCAACGTTCTTAACGTTCAATACTAATTTTTCATCATCAACAATGTAACGAGCGTTTAAATTACCGTCATAATTAAACCTTAAACCAGTTTCATATTCAGTCCAACTTTTATTATTATCAATAACAGGTGTTAACGTATACCCTAAATTCATATAAGGGAAATACCTAAATCTGTTTAAATATTCTTGACCATAACTATAAGGTTTTAATACTGTTTGGTAATTAGGGTTTGCGCCGGTAAACACGTTTAAAGTAGGGTCTACTTGGGCAGGTGCTCTATGTTCGGGTGTTTGCTCAAACCACCCACTACCTATTTGAAAGAAGTACTCTTCCGTATTAACAGGTGCTAAAGGGTATCCATCTTCGTCAACGGGGTAATCATCTCTAAAAACGTTAACATCGTAAATCGTTTCTGAAGTAGTGAAACCTGTATACTGAACCCCAAAGATTGAGAATGTATTTCCCGCCTCGAGTGTTGGTGTTTGTTGGATGTAGGTACCTCCTGAAATAGATGCGAATTGAGTTCCAAACTCAACCATATTAATTTTTTGGTCCGCTAAATAAACATACTCATTAAATTCAACCAAAGCATCAGGTGCACCTATTAAACGCAATAACACTTCAATAGATTTTCGAGTACCTTTGGATTTGAATAGGTACGCAGAATTTAAGATTAATGTTCTATAATATTGATAGTTTAATTCATCAGGTGTTGCTTCAGTAGAGATTCCCGTGAATTGTGGTTGGTCAACATTTTTTTGTCCAAAAACAGAACTTAAAAAATCATCATTTGTTATTGGTGAAATGTTAATATTCCAACCTAGAGTTTGGGCTAAATTTTTAAGTAGTTGTGATGGTATGTCATTACCAGGATTGTAATTTACCGAATTCATGAAAGCAAGTGCCCCTATGAATTTTTTAGTTTCATCAAAACTTCTACCATAAATTTGTAGAATTTTTTCCATCTTTTGAGTCTGAGTATCAAACTCTTTAAAGGCGTCAGTAATAAAGAAACGAGAAACTAAGTTAGTTACATATAAATCAAAAAATTCGCCAACTTCATCAAGTTGAGTTAAATAATTTTCAAAAGCTTTAGTAACAATATCTAAGTTCCAAGAACCATTTAATGGCCAAGGGATAGACCTATACTCAGTGTAATATTGTCCGTCATCCGTTTGATTAGGTACTTGGAATGTTGCGGTATAAATTGGTGCTGTATTCCTATTAAGAAGGAAGTTTTCAACTTGGTCTAAATCCTCATTAAAAATTCTATTTACCTCAAAATCATTAGGTCTCACAATAAGATTATCATAAATAATAGTTTGACCTGAGAATGGGTTTCCTTGAACTGTGATTTTTAATTCACCGAAATCATTTGTATTTGTTGGTACTATATTAACAACCGAATACCCATTACCACTATAGTATAGTGAATATTTTGAGTAATTTAGAGTCATATCTCTTAACGGAGATACTGCAATTTCCCTTAATTGTAAATTTTGCGTTGAATTTACACTAAAATCAATGTCAAATGGGTTACGGATTCTCGAAGCATCTAAACTAAATGTTGTTGTGTCGTTAACCGAACTATAAATTATGTTAAACGCTGTTTCACCAGTAACATAGTTAATCCCCATAAAAGACGACTCTATAGCCGCAGGGAATTTTGCAATGATAGTTTCAACCGAAGTTGATAATCTTTTAACTAATGACCCGTATTGAGTAAAATTAGTTATTTGACTTAAGTCATAATTAGGATAAACTTTGTAATTTTTCTCAAAGATGGTTTTAGATTGATAAACACTATCAATCCCCATACCCTCTAAACTAATCGGTTGTGAGAAAGTACCAACACTAAAATTACGATTTTCTTTTTCGTTTATTGATGTTGTGAATTGGAAATTACCTTGCGTTAATCCACCACCAGCTACAAGCTGAAAACCAACTAAGTTATCTGAAAAAGTTCCTGAGCCAGTTGCCGATTGTGGGGGACAAGTATATTTCGAAATTGCCATTATTGTGTTATGTTTGAGAAGTTTTTACTATAATCAATATTATTATCTCTATCTTGTCTAACCTCGTATAATAATTCATTAAATTGGTCACGAATTTCATACAAGTTGTATTGTCTATAAATGTTATTATTAGTGTCGTACATTGTGTAGATACCATCATCAATCGATTTGGTTTGGTTACCATACAACGCAATCGCCAACGTTGAGAAGTCGTGTTCCGCAACTTCAATATCCAAAGTTATTGGATTGAAGAATGTATTAGATATTAAGATATCTTGATTTGGTTGACCAATAAAAGGTACCGCATTTGGTTTGTTAGTCGGTGCAGAAGATGGTGATAATGTACAAAAAACTAAATTTGTATTATTATCAGTGTAACGGTATCTAATAGCTTTTTGTGACGTATTTGTTAAATTCTGAACAACTGGTTCACAAAAGAATGATGAAGTGATTAATCTAAAGAAATTAGGTATTTTAGTCCCATCTGAATTTAAATATTCAATTCTAAAACCAACTAATCCTTGATTAACAAATTTGTTTCTGTACTCAGTAGGGACATTATTTAAATCAATAACCAAACCTCTTACGTTGGGTAATGCCGCTAAAACACCACAATCTGTGATTGAAGTTCTAATTTGTGCAGGTCTGATATAAAGGGTATAAATCCCTAATTTATTAAATTGGTCTGCAGGTAACTTTAAGTTATATAAACCACCCAAAATTTCTACAGTATTTCCACCTGTGTTTGAGTTATTAAAATAAGGCTTTAGAATTGCCGCGGCATCTAATTTAGTTAAGACGAAATTATCTGTTTCGTCTCTTGATGGAGTATAATTTAAGATTATCTCCACATCTTCCGGTGATACATCAGCCGGTCTTATCGTTCCATATGTTCCTGTTGCCATATTAAGCTATTTTTATTATATTAAAAAATCCGTAACCATATTTTTCAAGGTCACCGATGTTGTTGATTTCTCCAAGTCTTTCAATTCGTTCCAATCCTGATATTTTTCCTCTCTCTATAAATACATTAGTTTGAACTTCTGCTTCATCAATTACGTTTAATAATACTTCATTTTTTGTAATTGCTGAACATATCATCATATCAGGTGTCATTCCTGATGACATAACAACAAATACCGTTCTTCCATCACTATAATCGTAGTAGTCAACATTGTTAATTGTGTAAGCGGTGTAAAGACCGTTATTGAACTCACCCCATACTGTACCGACATTACCTGAAGTACCAGTTACTGAGACACCTAACTTGTATTTACCATTCCAAAGTAAATCTTTTTTACCATACACCTCAAGGTCACTAATTGTTGATTTGGTATATCCCGTAACAGGAAATGGTACCGTTGTATAGTTGTAACTTGAGTTTAGATAAACATCACAATCTTGGTCACCACTGAAAATATAGTTGTAACTAATCGGTGTACCTGACCAACTACCGCCAGCGGGTAAGAAATATGCAGTACCTTGCGGGTTTAAGATTGGTACATCAATATAAGGGGTTGTTATAGTTTTTTGGATGATGTTGGAACCCCACGGACTCATCCCTGACATGGTAATTGTAAACTCACCGTCCATTGTATAAGTATGACTATAATAACTTGGTGATGTACTTGTTATAGTTTCTATAGGACTACCGTCACCCCAATCCAAATAATAGTTTGAGAAACTTAAATATTTTTTAAATTCAGTATCTGAAGTATTGTAAAAATAAAAAGTGTAAGGATATGAAGTTGTTGCTGAAAACAAGAAGTTAGTCATTGTTTCTTGCTGAGTAACCATCCCATCAAAAACACTATAGTACCCCAAATCAATCGTATTTTCAGTTAATAAGATGGGAACGGTAAGTCCTGTTAATAATGACGTACCATCAGTACCACCTGATAATATTTGAGTCATGGATGAATAAACGTAAGTTGTTCCTGTAACATACTTAATAACTTCACGAGTTATTATATCACAACAATACGGTATCAACTCCGTGTCGGAATATTCGGCGTAGGTGTTAACGGGGAAGATATCATTTTTAATAACTTCCGGCGATATTCTAATATGATATTGTCTGTTATCCATTATGGGTTAATATATTCATACCATTTTATTGGAGTTCCATTTCCAACTCTAACATTCGTTACAACATTGAAAATTTCATAAGTTTTTGTTTGTCTGTCTATGACAACTTTATAGTAAAACTTTTCTTCGGGTACAAAGTTGAACTTGTCGGGTAATGAACCTTGTGAAGTGTTCATCATCTTAACAAAAACACCTAGTCTTGCGTCGAAGAATTTTGCCGTCATATAAAAAGTATCCGTTGGTAAAAATTTTGGGTCTCTTAACCAATACAAGTAAAACCCTTCACTATCACCAACAAAGTCTAAAGGCATCGATGGTTTTTTAATCTGAACAGATGGTAACGCTGTTGATATACTGACTGTCTCACTACCACCTTGTTGTACAGGTAAAATAACTGTGAAATAATTAGTTTGACTAACACCACTTAAACTATCATAAAAATCTAACTTAAAAAATGACTTAGTAAAAGCCGGACGGTAGTAATAAACTTCAGTAGACAAAAACCCTTCAGGTAAATAACTACATACCCAATTGGCGTTTGTTGAGGTGGTTACGTTATTTGGGTTACCACTATAAAAATAAAAATCGTATTGTAACTTAGTCTGTTCTTGGCCGTACTCTTTATGAGTAAATCTTAACACTTCAAAATCATAAGGTGAACCTATAATTTCATTAACAACCTCTTCTTGATATTCATCAATCGTTTCGTCACGACCATAGAAATCCCACTTGAGTTCGACTGGTAACTCAATAACTTGTGGTAAATCACTTAATATAAATTTGTAACTATTATTCACAATCGTCAATTAATGGGTCTTCAACAATAACCTGTTCTATATAATTAGTACCTTCAGGAATTATTCTAAAAATTATATCAGTATATGGGTAATGTTTTCCATTTAAAAATGGATAATTAACCCCTAATCCTGATGAATCTATGAATCCATATGGGTATAAATCCCTCCATAAGAACACACCTTCATTTTGTGAGAAGTACGAGTAGTTAGGTATATTATCAACTTGTTTTTTATCACCAGTCTCAATATAATCAGAATAAACCCTCAAAGTCATCGGTGAGTGTGGTTGATAATAATAACCATATCGATTTAATGCAGATTGTGGTGGAGTTAGGATATTGAATACAAACGGATTCATTGTGAATTTATGATATAGATTCGATACAACCCTTTCTTCTTGAGCCATGTCATTCCACTCACACAAATCACCATCCATTATATAATCTTTTTCTAAAGACCTTACATATTTAAACGGTATCGCACCCCCACCAGGCCCTCCATTAGCACCCATGGTAGTATTATAAACATCAAGTACAAATGGTGTGTTAGAGTTATTATTACTTGTTGACCACCATCCGTTTACGTTACCACTAACTAAAGGTAAGTTAAACTCATACCCTTGTTTTAATGGGTTAAAACATGTTAAACCAAAATAACCTTTCCACATAGTGGTTATGAATAATTCAGTTATTGGTCTTTTTTGATTATCAACTAAACCATTAATACTAATGTCGTCGTTGAATGTTAGGGAGTATGATTGTGCACCTTCTTTTGTGGCGATTCGACTAATTTGGTTAGGTGTTAAACCACTACTTTGATATTTTCGTTTTGGACCAAAAATGTTTTGGTCGAATCCCGCGTTAACCATAACCGCATCTTTAGATGAGGTTAGTATTTTATGTTTTCTAACATAATACTCAGAAGTACTTTCAGTTGGGTTCGTTGGGTTTATAACTCGTTTAAAGGTACCAGTTGTTCCACTAGTTGTTAAAGTACCTCCTGTAAATCCAATATTTGTAATTGAGAAAACGTATTCTTCACTACCCGCAGCACCATCACCAAGAGTGTAAACCTCAAAGGTATTAGTATTATTGTAGGTTATATTTAATCTGACATATTCACCCGTTGTTAATCCATGTTTTACCGGACATCTAAACATTATAATGTCCTGTCCTTTGTAAGTGGTTGGGAACAAAACAAATGGGATTCCGTCACCCGATAACCAATTGACCGATATACCAGACTTTGTCTCAACAGCACTTAATTGTTTTGTATAATCATTTTCAAAAGCGTAACTAACAAAAAAATTCCAATTATAACTAGAAGCGCTTTTCGGAATAAATGTTAAGTGGTTATTAGGTGGTTGGGTGTACCCTGTAATATCATAATCAGTTCTTATAAAATCAAATTCGTTATATTGTGGGAATCCCGACCACGCAACTTGTTGAGCGGTTGTATCACATTGTGAAACCGCTGCGGCAAGTTCATTAATATAATACATATTATTTTCAAATGGTGTGTAATTACTTGTCCCACTATAAGCATTGTAGAACAATAAATTAAATTTTGCCGTTGGTCTAAATACTTCGGACGCTTGTCTTTCATTGAAGTAGACTTGTTCTAAGTCTATATTAATGTTTCTCTCGAACTCAACATTTTCTTTAGTTGTTTGTACAAAAGGCACATTCAACATGATGGTCGTGTCGGGTGCGGATTTGTACCTCAACGAACCTAAAATAACTCTTATTTCACTTAAATTTCCCATATTACGCAACAACCTTATTAGTATCAACCCACTTAGACAAGAATCTATCGTAAGCCGATTTACCTTTTTTTAATCCGAAATAAAAGTGGAATGGTGTCCCGACAGTGATTGCTCTAGCAACGTAAGTATTTAAAGCCCAATAAGCGGGGTTCGAACTAATATTTCCGGTGTTATCAACACTATAAATATAACTTTTAAAGTAGTCATTTTGGTTAGCGTTAGTAGTTCTAAAATATCTTGAGGTGGATAATAATCTATCAAGACTTTGGTAGTCATAAGCAAAGAATGTATTTCCACTAATCCCTTGTGTATACCAATCATTTTTTTGGTCACCAAAAATATATGGTGAGTTATTAATCTCCCACTGATACATAGGTACTTTTTGTGTAAACACGCTAAAGTTATTAAATGCACAAGAATTACTTACACTAACAGAAGGGTTTAAAATAGTTCTTTTTGGTGTGATATAATCTCTTACTTGAGTGTCAGATGTGAAGAAAATACCAAATAATGGGTCATCACCACTCAAAGAACTAACAAATATTTGATTAGGTTGTGCATAGTTAGAAGATTCGAAAGGTGCAACACCTAACTCTGAGTTAACGGAAATTGATTGAGCGTAATCAGCGTCAACCATGTTATTAGGTCTACTAAAGAATGTTAATGCGTTAGCACCTCCAATTAACTGAGTTAAGAAATTAGTGTTAGCTAAACGAGTCACAATGAATAGGTTTAAAATATCACTAACATCAGAATAAGATGTATTTGTTAATTTATTAGCAACATAACCATCAAACCCGTCAGATAAAACGATATCTTGTAGGTAGTTTGCTCTTGGTCCTAAATCCATCATAGTTGTTGGGAATTGTAGACTATATTCATTTCCATTAAATGAACCAAAAAAACCTGTTTGTGATTTTTTACCAATAAACGTATTATTCGTATATAAATAAGGACTACTTCTATAGTAGAAATTTGTTGTTGGGTGTAGTGTAACCACATCCTCACAATAATTAGCGGATATTATCTGATTTGGATTTGGGGATAAAGGTGAACTATACACCACATCATTTCTAAAACCAAAAGCGTATAAGGTACCGTTAATCCAGTTATTGGTAAACATGTGACCGAAAACGTTTCTACAAGCGGCAAAAGTTATCGCCAACCTTGATGACCATTCAGTTAAATTAATAATATCACAAGGTAACGATAAAAATATTACCGAAACAAAGTTATAACACCCGTTAACCATTTTAGGTTTACCACCACAAACCGCGGGATTATTATAACAACTATCACCCGCAGGTGCTACTATTAAACTATTATTTGGACCTTCTTGGTAACAACCAAGTGGTACCATACTACCACAATTAAATGTATTCGTAACACCCGTAATAATTGATGGTTCGCCAGTATTATCTAAATTATCCAACGTAGTACCCGTCAATGTAACACCACCTGATGATGTAGTACCTGTACTCGATATTGACGTACCGTCATCATTCATAACAAATACTGAGAAATATAAATTAGATTGTAATGGGAAACTATTATTTAGATTATTTTGTTTAGTACTTGATAATGGTAATCTATCAGACCTCATCACTATTTGTCGACCAGACGAACCTAAACCATAATTAATGGTAGTTCCTGTTGGGTAAGCCGGTGCGTAATAAATTGATAAGAACGTATTTGGAGCGATTGCCGGACCTAATAATGAACCGTAAGTATTAAATGTTGGTATAACTTGGTACAAACCACTACCACCCTCAACAATTTCGTCACCAAAATAACCTCGATTATTCGTACCACTATTAACACTATAAGTGTTACCTGTTATATCAGAATACTCAACACTAAACGCATTATTAGACCTTACCTTAACACCCTCAGTTGACGCAGAAAATCCAACATTCAATGTTGGGGAACCCGCAGATGGTACAAACCCCATATTAAGATTATCCAATGATGAGTACGTTGAAACTAAATTCGATGTGAACGAACTGAATGATGCGTTACCCACAGATGCCGGTTGGAAGTGGTATGAGTCGTGATATAAGTATCCGTTACTATAAGAGTCTAAAGTTGTGTTGTTTGTGATATTATGTCTAACATTTTTAAAACCTGGTTTTACGGGGTGGTTTAATTTGAATTTAGGGGCTCCGTTAACACCTGATTTAACAACGACATTACCACTTGCCGAATTATAACCATAAAGAATACTTAAATCGTATTCACATTCCGACCTAGTTGTGTTAGGGTCAACACCTCTAACTAAGAAAACAATTTTTTGGTCAACATTTTCAGTTAATGCACTTATAGGACTAACTAATTGATTTGTCTGTACATAATTGTAATAATAATTACCCAAAGATGGTCCGGAAGGATTTTCGGTTTTAACCATCTTATACACATTCATTGGGTTTTTTATAAATCTTTCATTCAAAGAATTAACATTAGGTGTTGGACTACATAATGAATTAAACTCATTATAAGTTGACGCGGTAATTACTTGGAAATACTCAATGTCCATAGGGTATTTTGCAAATGTTGCGTCATTAGGGTCTTGTTGACTAGTGTAAGTCTGATTTAATAATGTGTTAGAGTTTGCGAAATCCGCGTATTCAACAGATACAGTACCCCCTGAATTATTAATTGATGTTCCTGTGATACTTGTAGTCCCGTACTGATTTAATGATGTATAACCCGTTATACTTGGGTCTTTACTTAAAACAGGTGCTTGGAATGTAACGATATTTCCTGATTGGAAGAATAAATCATTACCAGGTTGTACCATCAACGCAATGACATTGTCGTAATGATATACACCGTCATTAGGGTTGAATGATACTTTAATTCTGTTAACTCCACCACCGGGGTTTAATGGATTATTATCAAAATATTTAGACTTATTATTAAATAAATTTATTCTTTCATATAATGGTATACTTGAGGTAAATATTAACTCATTCTGTGTAACCGCACTAGTCAGTAATTGAATTTGAGGGGCTCTTGTTTGAGCAGTCGCAGGATTTGTTACGGAACCAACCGCACCCATACCTTTACCACCAAATAACTTTTCATATGAGTTACCATCCGTTACATACAACGGGTCGTTTTCAACGTAAGAATCGGAAACTTCAGATGCGGTTAATAAAGCGTTTGCCCCGTTTTCCTCCGCTTGGACATATAAACTATCAAGTCCTGTCGCCCCTATGGTCTCTTCAGCACCACCAACCTCAACTCCGTTCTCACAACTACAGAAGTCACAATCAGGGTAAGATAAATTAGGTAGTCTTATGTTGGTAAACAATTTATATAAGTTAGCCGCTTTATCAATATCTTCTTTTAAGTCTTGGAAGTTAGGACAATCTTTATGGTCAAACTTATTTGGGAATAAATTTGCCAAAACATTGTTAATACCACAAACTAATAAGGTGAATGGGAAAACAACTACAACCAGAAGTACTAGTATTGGTGTTAGTAATAAAATTAAAAACGCCAAAACGTGCGCTAAAATTAGTAAGGTGTATAATGTTGGTTGGTTTATTAACAACATTATTTGAAACAACAAATAGATAATATCTGATTTAAACACCGCGTCGTTTGTTGGGAACTTATTGTTCTCACTTTGACAATCAGTATTTAAAATATCCTTAACTGATATAATTTTAGAATTGGCATAACCATTTCGGTATTGTGATATTAATTGTGAAATGGTGTATACTTTATTGTATTGCATTTCATAGAATCTATCCTCACAACTAATGGCGTCTTGAATCATTTGTTGACCGATGGTTGTTCCCGTATTACCGTAATCATTCCAATCTAAACTAAAAGCGTAAGACCTTTGAGCTGCATCGGTATTGGTTGAGGTTGCCGAACCATCAGTTAATGGGTCAACGTCAGGTAACCACCCGTACTCTTTAATGTTTGGGACTAAATAATAACCTCGTTTGATTGGGTCGGCACTTAATGATGGTGATTGATTCCACTTAACCTTAAACCTGTATTTACTCTTTGTTGGGATACCGACTTTAGGGTCGGATGATATTACCTTATCACCAAATTCGTTGGTTGTTACATAATCCAAGTTCATCGGTACATCAATCATCCAAGTACCATTCTCATCAATAACTTGACCCCCATTTTCCAAATCATAGGTTTCAAGTATTGGTCTTCCGTAGATATCTTGTTGTATGGTTTGTCTTATTGCAAGAATCTCACCAGGTCCTGTAACTAATGAACATAAATCCCCAGCGGTTGGTTTTGATTTACAATTTTTCTTTAAGTAGGTATCATCATTTGACGAAACTAAAGACCCCATAAACACAGAAGTTGGGGTTATGTCAATATTTGCTTCACCACTAACATCAAAGTCAGTTCTAGTAATCCCAAGATTACAAATATCAGGTTGACCCCATAAAGGTTCAACTTCAATAGTTCTGTTAAATGTTAGGATTTGTGGTAACTCTCTTAGATTAGTGGATGACTTAAACTTAGTTCCTGAAACTTGATTTTCAGTGGCAATACCCATTCTAATTAAGTCTTGGGGTGATAATGAAAACTCACCGATATCTGACAGGTCAATGTCCACCACAATAGTTTGAGCACCAACAGGAACACCAAATATCATGTAATCACCACTATCATTGGTGACCGCATTATACTTATAATACTTGTCGTAAACCTCAATTAGACTTGGGTTGGTTAAGACATCCTCACGAGTAAAGAAGGTACCTGTTGGTGTGTGTCCACCATGTTGTTGTTTGTAAGGTAGAAGGTTATAACGATACCCGTCTTCATTTAAATCAGTTAATGTTTTATACGGATATAAATCAGAAATAACAGGGTCGTTTTCATCAATATCCTCCAATGGAATAAAGACAGAAACTTTGGCGTTTGGAATACCGAATCCGTTGTTAACACTAACACGACCTACGATAACCCCATAGTCAGAACACTGACGATTATAAATTTGATTTTGTAATATTTTTAAGGATAAAATTTCAAGATACTCAAACTCTTGGTCAATTAGTACTCTAACTGAACTATCAACACCGGGTTTTGTTCTTATTCTATATGAATTTGACATATTAATCTTTTTAGATAAATAGTTTATATACTATTTTCAAAAAGATAACCCATTAATTTCTAAAATAAATCATCAAGAAAAATTAACCGTTTTAAGATTCTTCACCCTAACATTAATATCTTTGTTTGGGAATCTTACTTGGTAAATTTGGTTTGGTTGTGCAAAGATGGTATCGTCAATTAGTTCAATCTGTCTAGTAACAGGGTCTGAATACTTTTGTGATGTTTGTGATGAAGAATATTGACCACCAACTAAATTAAAGAATTGTATATCTGAAACCGCAATAACACCGTTTTCACTCTGAATTAATCTTCTTAATTCTGACACAAAAATGTTTTCACCCATTTCTCTATTTAAAGGACTGAAGAATTCTGTAGCAATATTGATTATTTGTGATATAACAGCACCTTGGTTTTGACTATTATCTAAAACCACATCAATATTAACACCTAAATCAATTACGTTAGCTGTTTCTATTGAAACGTAGTCATTAATCATTCGGTAATTTGAGAGGTAGTTTGCAACATTATTTTTTAACGTATTTGATACAATTTCGGTTAATGAACCAGTCTCATCATAAGATAACATCTGTATCTTAATTTTATTATTTTCCTCAGTAATGGCAACCTTAGCAGGTGCACCAAATTGTGAAGGCATTGTTCTAATAAGTGAGTTATAATCATTAATTGTTACCGCTCTGTTTTGAGCTGAGAAGTTAAACGCCACTAAATTTCTAACCTCTTCAGTTGTTGGGAAATTAGCCCCACCAATAGCCGCGGTTACGTTAGTACATCTTAATGAGTTAATGACACTTGTATTGGCGTTTTCGGATGGTCCGTTAACAAAGAATGATACAGTACCAATCTGTGTAATAGTATTAACACCTAAGTTACTTACACTACCACCACCAACTCTATACTGAACAAATAATGTAGTGTTTGATTTTAACACACTACCTAATGCGAAGTTATTGGAGTATTTGTTTAAATTTAAAACATATCCGTTTCTTGCAAACTCCCTTAATTGTTCGTCCGCCGATTGACTACCACCACCAAATGTCATTTTCATATAACCTTCCGGTGTATACTCAGTAATAAATTTATCATTGACTTGAATATAACGTCCTACTTTAATTCCCGGTTTATCAGAAACTTTAGTTGGGTCTTCAATGAATACTCTGTCTTCCGCCAAAGCACTAACTTCGTACCATCTGTTATTAAGACCTAAGAACTCTTGAGCACTTGGTACGTTGGCATATTGTGTACCATCTTTTAATAATACACTTGTTACACCCAAAACATTTTTTTCGGGTAAGAAAATTTCTAAAAACGGTCTAACATCTACAGGTGTTATTACTCTTTTGAAGACTTTGGTCACCCCGTTTACCACCGTTTCTCTTTTTACGATTGTATAGTTAATTAACTTATTATTAGAGTCGAAATTCGGTATTTTTAATCTATTTGGGTACCCCTCAGCACTTGTTGGTGACGCAAAATCAATGTCATAAACCGTTTCAAACGTTTGTCCACCTCCACTAACTTGAGAACCTCGTCTCAATATACCACAATATCTAATATCTTCTTTATCACCAAATGCAGGTACTGTAATTGAGAAATCAACCAATGAAACCGAAGGTCTCATACCAGGAACTTTAAGTCCGTAAGTTCTTGCAATATTAAAAATTGATGACCTTTGTTGAGCGTATTGTAATACGGTTTCTTGTATACTTCGGTCAATATTATAGTGTAGGTTATCTGTTACCGCAGCATTCAAATCCATCAATACTGAAAATACCGAAGCGTCATTAAAATTATCAACCACTTCAGGATAGTAAGTACGAGTAAAATTAATCAACTCAGTCCTGATTGATTGGAAGTCCCTAGTGGTATACGATATTTTCTTATTAGGCATATATTATTAAATATTGATAATTATGAAATCTGTAGTATCAAATGCTGTTTCAGTTATAGTATATTCTATTTTAATTTTAGCGGTATGTTCTAATTGACTTATATTTGTCACTCTGAACTCTCTTTGGTCGTCCTGATTTATATAAGTCCCTTTGTTCTCTTCACCCGCCGAAGCCGGAATAACACTGATATTAGTAATCTTTAAGTTTGGCATATAATCCTCAACCGATTGTCTAATTTCAGCTGAGATATCAGAAAACGTAGGACCGTCAAGTGGTTCAAAGATATACTCATATAATCTTGTACCAAAATCAGGTAAAAAATACCTACTACCTTTTCTAGTTAAAATTAGATGGACTAAATCAGTTCTAATCTCCTCTTCAGTTAAATCCGATAAACTAAGATACTTCCCATCAAAAGAATCTTGAAAGGGGAAATTTATACCATATGTGAATCCATCTGCCATACTAATAAATATAGTGTCTCGATATTTTCGATAAATAGTTATAAAATAAAAAATCCCGACATAATGTCGGGATTAATGTCGCGATTAATGTTGCGATTAAGATGAACAACCAAAACATTCAAATTGAGAATCTGTTGGTTTTTGTGTTTCCTGATTATAATTAACTACGGGTGTTTCCACACTCTTAGTAGATTGTTTACCAACTTTAGAAATATCAACCGCCAAGTGTTTAGCTCCTGTTGAAATTGCTTTGGTTCTGACGTAGTAACACAAAGTTTTCAATCCTTTTTTCCATGAGTGGAAATGTGATGAAGAAATTTTAGATAATGTAGGGTTTGACATGTAGATATTCATTGATTGTGTTTGGTCAATGAATGGTGCTCTGTCAGCCGCCATATCAATTAATTCTCTTTGTGAAATCTCCCAAATAGTTTTGTACTTAGGGATTAAGTGTTCAATTCTTTTAACTTTTTTATTGTAACTTTTTTCTTCTGGGTCAAGATAATTGTTAAAGTTAATGTTTTGAATTGAACCTTCGTTCATGATGATTTCATTCTTTAACTCTTCACACCAAATACCAATTTTTTCAAAATCGTTAATAAGATATTTGTTAACAATCATAATCTCACCACCAACAACACGACGATTAAACAACGCCGAATGTGCTGGTTCTGTCATTTCAAATGAACCTGTAATTTTTGCTGAAGATGCTACAGGCATCTGAGCCGTAAATAATGAATTACATACACCCCATTTAGCAACATCATCTTTTAAACCATTCCAATCCCAAAAACCAGATAGTTCTTCTTCTTTAAGACCCCATAAATCAAATTGGAAATCTCCTTTTGACATTGGTGAACCTTCAAAGAATTTATATGGTTGGTATTCTTCAGTTCTACACAACTCGTTACTTTCACTAATAGCCGCGTAATAGATAGTTTCAAAAATATCTTTGTTCAATTGACGAGCCTCTTCCGATGTGAAAATATAATCCATCAAATAGAAAACGTCAGCAAGTCCCTGTGTACCAATAGCAATTGCTCTTTGTTCCATACCTCCTTTACGACCTTTCTCAGTTGAGTAGTTGTTAATGTCAACCACTTTATTCAACGCTCTAACAACTTTTCTTGTTTCATCATGAAGTAGTTTGAAATCAAACTTACCATCTTTGATAAAGTTTTTAAGAACCATAGATGATAGGGTACAAATTGCGGTAGTTTCCTCGTCAGTATACTGAATAATCTCAGCACAAAGGTTGGATTGTTTAACAACACCGATGTTTTGGTGATTACTCTTAGAGTTTACATTGTCTTTAGCCAATAAATAAGGAACACCTGTTTCAACTTGTGATTCAATAATTTTATTCCAAATCTCTTGTGCCTTAGTTTTTTTACCAAGACCTAAAGACACCGCTTTATTATAGTTTCTTTCGTATTCATCCCCATAAGTTTCCTGTAATGGTTTGATACCAGCTTTGATAATGTCGTTAGGACAGAACAAATACCAATCACCATTCGTTTCAACCGCTTTCATGAAATTGTCAGGTAACCATAGTGCCGTGAACAAGTCACGAGCTCTAAGTTCCTCAGCACCTGTGTTCTTTTTGATGTCCAATAAATCAAAAATGTCTTTGTGCCATGGTTCCAAGTAAATAGCCGCACTACCAGGTCTACGTCCTTGTTGATTAAAGAATCGTAATGATTCGTTAACAATTTTTAAGTACTTCAATAACCCACCTGCGTAACCACCTGAAGAATTTATACGACTTTCTTTACTACGAATATTAGACATAGAAAGTCCAATACCCGCCGCGTCTGAAGAGTATGTTGAGATATCTCTCATAGTGTTCAAAAGACCGTCTCTTGAATCTGAGTTATTGTAGTGTAACACACAAGACGCTAACTGAGGTACTTTAGTACCAGCGTTAATCATGATTGGTGTTGCCGGTGAAATTAATTGTTGTGACAATGAATGGTAGTACTCAACAGCGTCTTCAAATGTTTTAGTAACCCAAAGAGCAACTCTCATGTACATGTGTTGTGGTCTCTCAACAACCACACCTTTCGGTGTTTTCAACAAATACATCTCTTGCAGTGAACGCCAAGCGAAGTAGTCAAAATTATAATCATTTTCATGATTAATAACACTATCAATGTTTTCTTCACCATATCTATTAATAGTATCAATCAAGATATCATTAATAATTCCGTGACCGTGTAATAACTTCATTGTTTCTGAGAAACTTTCATTAGTCTCTTTGTGGTATGAAGATATCGCAACCGAAGAAGCTAGTCTTGAGTAATCATGGTGACTTCCTGTGTAAGAAGCCGCAATCTCATAAACTAGTTTGTCAAGTTCTTTGGTTGTAATAGTACCTTCAGTTGGTACTGAAGTGATTACTTTAATAAAAATTTCATCTGAGTTAACACTCAAACCTTTTGCCGCTCTCTTAACTCGGTTATAAATTTTTTGTGGGTTAAAAGACATTTCCTCCCCACCTCTTTTTTTAATTTTCAATGACATCATATATAAGTTTTAATTAAAAATCATCAGTGAATGAAAGTGTTTCATTCAATTTTGCTTTTTGATATTCCACAGTTCTTGACTCAAAGAAATTACCTTTAGTCTCAACCGCAATTTGTTCCATGAATTTAAATGGTTGTTCAACATTAAACTCTTTTTTACACCCAAGTTTTACTAATAATCCATCAACAACAAATTCAAGATATTGTTTCATTAGATTTGAATTCATTCCAATCAAAGATACTGGTAATGATTCTGTAATAAATTCTTTTTCAATTTCAAGTGCTGAAAGTAGAATCTCTTTGATTCGTTTTTCACTTGGTCTTTCTTTCACGTGATTATTTAATAAGTGAATAGCGAAGTCACAATGTAAGTTTTCGTCCTTAAAAATAAGTGAATTAGCGTTACATAAACCTTGCATGATACCTCGAGATTTTAACCAAAATATTGAACAGAATGAACCTGAGAAAAAGATTCCTTCAACCGCTGCGAACGCAACAAGTCTTTCTTGGAAAGATGCGTTTTCAATCCAATCTAAAGCCCATTTAGCTTTCTTCTGAACTGCAGGTAATCTATCAATCGCATTAAAACACTCATCCTTTTCTTCTGGGTTTGACACATAAGTATCGATTAATAATGAATACATTAATGAGTGAATATTTTCCATCATTAATTGGAATCCGTAAAAGAACTTAGCTTCAGGGTATTGAACTTCTTTTAGGAAATTCTCCGCCAAGTTTTCGTTTACAATACCATCAGACGCCGCAAAGAACGACAATACATTCTTAACAAAGTATTTTTCGTTATCAGAAAGGTTTTCCCAATCACGAATATCACTTGTTAAATCAATCTCCTCAGCAGTCCAAAAAGCTGCTTGGTGTTGTTTGTAGTACTCCCAAATGTCATTATATTCGATAGGGAAGATAACAAATCTGTTCGGGTTTTCTTTTAAAATTGGTTCCATATTAATTATTTTCTTCTTTTTTAGTTTGTTCTTTTTGTTTTCTTCTATCCAACAAATCTTTGATTCGTTGTCTATTTCTTTCTTCTTGTTGTTCTTCAAGTCCTAAGAATGTTACCGAACTTTCAGTATCAATCTCTAACATTCCGTTATCGAACTTACAATTCTCAAATACAACACCATCATCACCAATACGTGATTTAGTGATTGCAATAGTAGCTAATTTCATTTCTTTTTGTTGTAATGATTTAGCAACTGAAATGATAACGTGACCTACTTGAGCTTTCTTAATAGAACCCCCCATTTGGTCTGTTGTTACAACATCTGAAGATATTGATTGACGGTTACCTTGTGTTGCGGTCCATCCAACAATATCAAGTTCGTGACACATCGCCTCGAAAGCTCTCATTACCGAACCTTCAGATTTCCATTCGTCACCTAAGTTTCTATCAGGTACTACACAATCAATGTAGTCTAACAATACCATGTCAATTCTAATACCATCAGCAATCATTTTTCTGATTTGGTTTTTAATTTGTAACATAGACATTGTATCTGACGGTAGTTTTTTCAAGACTAGTTTATTCGGCATTGTGGTTTTAATCTCGTGAACCTTAGCCATAACTTCATCTTTCTTCAAAGATAACTCATCTGGATGAATTTTCGTCCATAATGTAAAATGTTTTCTTTGAATAATTTTTGGGTTGTCCTCAAAAAAGATTTGAAGTACGTTATACCCCATGTTAAATGCGTGATTAGATATTTTCGTTAGTAGAGTTGATTTACCTACTCCCGTTGGTGCTAACACAACACCAATTTCCCCTTTAGCAAGACCACCTTTTAATAACCTGTCAATACCAGGTATTCCCATAGGAATTGGGTGTCTGTAGTCTTCATTTAACACCTCATCCAAATTAGCAAATACATCAGATTGACCATCTTCTCTCTGACCCACTTGTAAAGCGTTTCTAACGAGTTGTTCAACCTTATCGTAATTCTCAAATTCACCACCATCAATGATTTTTTGAGCTTTGTTCATCACTTTCTGAAGTTCTTGTTGTTTACAGAACTTAAGTGCTTTTTCTTGAACAAACAATCCACCTTCAACATTAACATCTTTAATTTTCTTGATAGTATCAATAACAATTTTTGATGCTAATTCTTGTTGTAATTCTGACTTTGTAATCTGTTCTAAGGTGTCAAACGTTGGGGTATGCTCGTACTTACCATAGTACTCCTTTACCATTTGAATAATGATTTTGAAGTATTTGTTCTCAAAGTAATTAGTGTCAAGAACATCAATAATTGTTCTTGCAAATTCCTTATCGATGATAAGTTGGTTTAGTAATTGTAGCTGAAATCCGCTACCCAAATATTCAAAATTTTTGTTTGACGCCATAGTGTTTCTCTTTTAATGTAAAAATAAATATTAGACAGATAGAGGAACTCCCATGTATTCCAATGTTAAATTTTTAGATGAAAAAATGTCAGTCAAAGACATAAGTAGATTTTTTAGGTGTGGGCGTACATCTACGGTGTATCTTACCTTTGGAGGGTATACTTTTGCATTGAACTGTCTGTGACAAATTGTCATGTCTCCTTGCTTAACAAAGATGTTAATATGCTCAGGTCCATCAGTATACGATGTCTCCAACATAGCCGGATTCGTAGTGATTTCATCCATGTTGTCCATCATATAGACAACCGTTTTCATTTTAAGTTGGTACTCAATTTCATTTGAGAATTCTCTGATTAGATAATACAAGTCCATCGAAGTTTTAGCCTTAGGATTAAAATCCCTAACATTAAAAAATCTCTGAACAATGATGTTATCATTAACCATCATCAAAAACTCTAGTTTCGTTGCGTCTTGTTGCTCTTTCATAATTTATTTGATTTGTTTAAATTTACGTTTTTCTTTTCTTGTTAATTTTAAAAATGGTTTTAAAAAGTATACCCAAGCATCGTCTCCTTTTGGTAGGTATTTGAAGAATCCATCTTTCATCATCATCTTAATTAGATTCTTGTATCCACGTCCATCAGGGTCGAGGCTTTCACGGTAGTAAAGTTCGACTAATTCCTTAGCATCATCTGTAATAAGGGGGTTTGACAAATCAACAATCTTTTCATTGATTGTGAAAAATTCTTCTCCGAATATACCACTTTTAGTTTTACCACTTAATAGGTTTTGTAATACTTTGTTCTCTTTGTCTTCTTTCAAAAGGTCTTCCGCCTTTCTTAAAATATCGGTTACAGTAACCGTTTCGTCAAGTACCTCAGGGAATAATTTTACAAATGTTTTTTCTCCTAAGAAATAGATACCATCTATGTTATCCGACTTATCCCCCATCAAAACCTTACAAGTTTTAATATTTCTATGAGGTACCTCAATGTCATGTAACTTTATGATATCACCGTTCTTAAAGAATTTTTTCGCGTTTGGTGAATAAATTGACACTTTATCCGAAATAAGTTGTGTCAAATCTTTATCACCTGAAAAAATTGTTTTGTGTTCGTTTTCAGATATTTGACAATAATAAGCGATTAAATCATCAGCTTCATTATTGTCAATTAGTACCTGTCTTACGAACATCTCTTCGAGGTATTCTTTTACCCGTTCTTTCTGTTCTTGAAACGAGTCCATTTTGAACTCATTCATGTCGTTTCTACGATGTTCTTTGTATTGGGGGTATATCAGCTTCCTTGAGGAAGAGTTACTGTCACCATCCCAAAAAACAACGACCTTATCAAAGTTGTGTTCTTCAATAAACCTTCGGATGGTATTTATAAAATGCCAAACACCTCCAACATGTTTCCCTTCGTGGTAGAAATCTCTAACCCCGTGGAAACCAATTTTAAAAAGATTATTTCCGTCAATTATTAACGTTTTAATCACTATAGTTTGTTTAATGGTTACACTTACTCTTTTTCTTCTTTCAAGTCGAAATCACCATCAGTTCCGATGATTTGACTCCAATACTCAGCGTATTCTTTCTTGTAAGATTCGATTGACGCTTTCTCTTCTGTGGTATCTTTACCAGCAATAAATCCGTGTGGTGTTACGATAATTTTACCGTCCTCATACCCAAGTCCATTGATGTGGTTTTTTAACACAGAAACTTTTGTTCTTGATGCGAACTTAACGGTTCTTTTGTCTTTGGTTGCAGTAATCTTAGTTGTACCAGCACCTTTTTGGTTTCCGAATAAGAACACCAATGATGAGTTTAACCAAATTGCTTCACCACCCTTAGCTTTGATTTTTGGTTGACCAAATGGGTTATCAGGTAATTCAACCCACGGTTGGTTTACAATAACCAAAGTGTTTTCGTATTTAGAATCCGCTTTACGTGAACCTGAAATACGTTGGTTGATACCCATACCGATTTTGTCCGCTAATGTTGATGCGTTGTGTTGTTTACCACCCTTACCTTCGTAAGTCATCTTACAAGGAACAGAACCAACTGAATCCCATAAGAACAATAAACTATAATCCAACTCACCTTTTTCTTGTGCATCTAACAAACTATTGATGTAGTCAGTAATTTGTTCGATATAGTCAAAGTTGTTATTAAAGATGTAAAACCCATCCCAATCCAACTCACCTGTCGACTCATCAACCACTTCTTCACATTCAAAACCCATAAGTTTCGCGTGTTCAAAAGACCATTTTTGTTCCGTGATGATAAAGACAGGTAAAATACCTTTTTTCTGTGCATCCACGGCTGTTTTAACCAACGCTGTTGTCTTACCAGTATCTGAGTGTCCTAAGAACATATTTAAATGTCCGATAGCAGGTCCGGGTAAACCAACGGCATCCAAAAACTCCTCACCCAAGTCAAAGAAACGTTGGGGTTTGTACTTCGCCGAAGTGGAGAATTTCTTCTTCAGCGTACTGAAATCATTTTTCTTAATTGCCATTGTCTATGTATAATATTGTTATTACCTAAAAATAAGAAAGCTAGGACACAATGTCTATGTTAGTGTCCTAGCTTTATAAGTAAATTTAGAATGGTAGGTCTTCGTCCACTTCTGCGTTAGCTTGTGGGTCAGTATAAGTTTCATCACCACCTAACATAATTTCACCTGAAGTAGAGTCACCGTAAACATAACCACCTTTTTCAGAATCCCAACGTGGTGTTTCTCCACGAGCAATAGCTTCAAGATATTCAACAGGTTTTTTAGAATAAACGTCTTCCCAAGTCAACTCATCGTTAATCCAAGAATTTGCGAGTTCCTTATCTGTGTGAACAGGAGCTGGGTCATCGTACATAACAGTTTGGATAACCGTGTAAGTAGCACCTTTTGGTGTTTTTGCTTTTGTTAACTCAAGAATAATGTCACGACCATTTTCAGGGTCAGTAATATCACCTTTAGCTCTCCAAATAGGAATGATTTTGTCGAGGATACCCTCATTTTTGTAATTATGTTTGAAACGCCAGAATTTAACACCTTCATCTTCCGCATCACGGTCAATTACTTTAACGATGTAAAATTTACGAGAAAGGTATTGTTTAGCAAGTTCTTTGTCAGAATCTTTACCCGTTGAACGTAACTCTTCGTAAACCTCGTTTAAAGGTGAACGCTCGTTGTCATTCTTTCCTGGGTCATAAAATTTTTGCCATTTACCGTCCACTTGAATCTCGTGGTACCAAACTTCTTTGAATGGTGAAGAACCATCTGGGGTTGGAAGAATTCTCAACCTTCTTTGTCCCTGTTTTTCGGTATCCTTAAGGATTGCCGCAAAGTATTTCTTCATTCTCTCGTCTTGGGACATCTTTGAGGATGAACTAGAACTACCTTGTTTTGATTGTTCGTACTGTGCAAGTACTGCGTCTAATGAATTTGTCGCCATAATATATAAAGTTTAAATTGTTTACTGAAGTATAAGTGTCTGCCGTGGGTTTGTCAAATGAAAAAACGGTCCGAAGACCGTTTTAATTATCTAACATCTATAATCCTGTCATCGGTCATTTCATCACCAAAATCTCTAAAAGATTTTTTGATATCTGAGTTAGAATAGTCTTCAACATCATTCTGTGTTAAAACATATTCATTTTTTCCCGACTTTTCCATTTCTTCCTCTTTATCTTGGAAGAAATCTGATAATTTTTGGTTGTATGGTCCAGAATCTAAAGTTCTTAACTCAAGTTTTTCTTCAGGAGTTTTAACTCTATACTTTTCAACCTTCATTTCAAGGTCGTTAAGTTTAGTCATGATGTTATCCATCTCACCAAGTCTTGATTCTAAATCAGTCAAATGTTTAAATAAGTTATCGAAATACTCCTCTTGTTTCTTTTCAACGTTTTTCTGAGATTTAACTAAATCAGTGATATCAATTTCTTCTGTCTTATCTTTTTCATCACCAAGTTTTTCAACATCAGGGTCAGCCGCAACATCAACCGTTTGAGTTTCACCTGTTGGTGCTGCAGGAGGTGGTACCATACCAGCATCTGCAGGTGGTGGTGTCATACCTAAATCTGCGGGTGGAATCTCTGCCGTAGCATCTGCGGGTGGTGGAGGTAATTCTCCTTCCGCAGGTGGTGGTGGTAAAGTGGCGTCTTGTTCAGTAATGTATTTATTAATTTCTCTATGTCTATAGATTTCAGAAAGTACTTTTTCGTTAACTTTTTTCATTTTACTTATCCATTTAAAAGTTGCTTAACACCGTGAGATGTTTCAACTTGAATTCTTTTATTTCTTGTCATCGTATTGTCAACACGTTCAATAAGACCATCTCTCATTCTAACTGTATAACAATCACCTGTGTCTAAATCGCAAACTTGTTTAGTACCATCACCTAAATCTTTTTCAGTGTGTCTGGTATTTTTTCCTAAATAGTTGTCTAATATTAATTTTACGTCCATAATTTGTGTTTCTTAATAAATATCTTAGTTTATTTGAAAATATTACTTTGGTGTTTGGTCATAAATGTTGATGGCTTCTTGTACAATTTTTTCAATTGTTTCTTTTTCAACCTGACTTAATTTATTATACACCTCATCTTTTCTTTGTACACTACTATTGTTATTTATGACCAAGAATTTCGTAATACTTTCTTTTGTTTTTGAATACCCGTTGGTTCTTGATTTCCATCGGTCATAAATAAACTCGACATTTGAATTAACGTTACTGAAAATAGGGTATGAAATATTTGATGTTGAGCAATAATATTTTTTATCTTTAAAATATTTGTCACCAGTGGCACCCCAAGAATCACTTTGTTCTGCCGGTGATATTGATATTCCTAAATAGTTGTTTTCAACACCAACTAATAAATTAGTACTATTTGGTTTCTTAGAATTCATGTAAACTGCACAGAAGATAATTGTTCTTAATAAATCATCACTTGGTACCGTAGTAACAATATTAGATATCATTTGTTGATAGTTCAACTCCGACGTACTCGGATTATCCAATACTGAATAATCACTATACTTACTAAGTACCTCACATAAAGTACTACTACCGCTATTCGGCTTTGTTGAGTCTTGGTTGGTTAATTGTCCGACAACACCTGTTGCTTGGTCAACAACATTAGAACTTTGATTAACAACTTTAGGTTTTTTCTGATTTGGTTGTGTATTACTATTTAACTGATTTTTAATCGATGCTAACAAGTTAGTTTTTAAAATTTGTAAGTAGTTGTCAATTTTAGGTAATGAAGCTGTTGGTTGTCTAATACCCTCAAACGTAGTTTCAAACTTACCAGGTGAAATACTATGGTTCACACTAGTAATCATATATGGACCACTGAACATAGGTACGTGTCTTAAATTAAAGTACATTGTAGGTTGTATAAGAGCATCTCCCATCATACTAACAGAACAAGTATAACTTCTATTTTTATAAAGATTGTATAATGAAGTACTTTGACTAGCACCTGACCTATTATTACTTTGGTTAGCCATTTGATTTAAAACCTCGAGAGATTCTGCAGTCGCCTTACCAGCATCTTGACTCACACTAAATCCGTGGAATATTGATTGGTTTTGAGGTCCGATATCAACATTAAAACCAACAACCTTATTTGACTTATCCCAATCTTTTTTATTGGTTAAATCTTCAACTAGTGGGTTATTAGACCCTCTTGTTATTTCAAAAGCGTCATTTCTATAACGATAATCCACATTATTTTTTAAATCTAATTGTTCACTTGGTTTTCCACCATAAAAACAAACCATTTTAGCACTTGATTGTCTGTAATCAACATTCATAAATGTACCAAATAAAGTATTCGCAAAATCTAAAGTACCTTCAGGTCTTGGTGTTGGATTTTTAACAACATCTTGTACATTATAAAAATTAACATACGATGGTAAGTTCATTACAACAAAATTGTTTTCAACTAAAATAGATTCAATAAATGTTTTAACACTCGTTTTGTCGTTAATATTGTTTAACCTATTTTTTAATTTAAAAATATCAACTAATATTTTATCCCCAATGTTCCTACTTGCTCTATCTAATAATAATACATCTTCGAATAATGTTTTTGTTTTAAAATCAGACCCCGATATCCATTTATCATTTAAAGCCTTGAACGACTCCCATAACTCCACTTTGGTTTGGTTACCCTCAAGTTTAGTATTAATTTTGTTATTCCCTTGTATTGTTGTTTGGGGTAATTCTTTCTGAATTTTAGGAATTAAATCATTAATAACATTATTTTTAAAAGTTATTAATGAGTTTAAATAATCGTCCATTGAAGATGTGAAGGTAGTTTGGGTTGTCCCGCTATTACTTAACTTCTGTGTGGCATATAACTTAATTATTGGTGCAAAATTGACGATATTTTGTTCTGTAAAAGCAACATTTAAATCAATAAAGAAATCGGTGATGTATGAACCATTATTATCATATACCAACTCAGGTATTTCTGAAAATCCAACATAGGTTCTCAAAGCCTTCCATTCATTAGGATAAAGTGATATAGAACCTGCAAGTGTTTGTCCTCCTGAACCAGGTAATGCGTTTGGTGTTAATAAGGTGTATTTTTCCCAAGTATATGGGTCGGCAATATCGAGACTTGAAAAACTATAAAATAATCTTTTATCAAATTGTGATGGGTTACCTATTTTCGCAATAACATTAATCTCATTGATAAACTTATTAAGAGTTTTAGATAATTTTTCGTATTGTGATTTTTGAGCGAAGACAATTCTATCGTCACCTGTGTCACCCGTTATTTTTGGAACTTTCATTAAGTTGGTCATCAACAATTGGAAGTTCATCATGTCTTTAACTGAAGCTTGGTCACTAGATAGAATGGTACTCGCAGTATAGTTATATTTTGATTTTGAGAAATTTAAAAACTCGGTTTCAAATAAATCTAAAACTTCTTTCTCAAAAACAGAGAACATCTCACTGATTGGTGTGTATTGTTTAGATACCCCATTTATCGAGAAATTTTCTTGTTTTGTTTGACCTGAGAAAATTTCTTTTAGGTATTCTAATGGGGTTGGTTTAATAACCTTAGTACTATCAAAATAACCGTAATTAGGCGCCGTCCAAAATGTTCTAACCGAACCATCAAACACCGCCTGATTATTTAGGACCTCATTAGTCAATTTTAATCCACTACTACTACTTTTAAAACATTCAAATTTAGTTTGGTTTAATAATGAACCTTGTGATGGCATAATAAAACTAGATATTCCATCATCATAAGAATCAACATAAGATGTCCAAGAAAAAATTCTAAGGTCTCTATTAATGTTGTTAGGGTCAAAACCCTCAGATAAACTAATGATTGCATCAGGAGAATAATCCAAAGTAAAACCTGAAGATTCAATCGCAGTTTGTATTGCGGTGCTATTATACCCCGAAAATATCTCAAATCCTTGATAAAATACGTTAAAATCGTTTATAGTTTTAGGGTAAAAACCTGTATTAATTGTTGATGAGGTTTCAGCCCCAATTACAATGTTTTTTTCCAAAACAATCTCAACAATACCGACATCGGTTCCCGCGCTAAAAGTATAAGAGGCACCAGTTGTATTTAAATCAGGGTTAAAATTATTAGTATAATTAAATCCTGACCAAGCGGTATCAATATAATCAACACCCGTGTCAACAAATGTTTTGTATCGGTTCCATATTGAACCGTATTTTAACACCCACGCGTATGGTAATTTATGAACACCACCAAATTTCTTTAATGTTGCAAAAATATAACTTAAATCCTCAGACTCTGTTTTTGTTTTATATTTTTCTCTTAATGTTGATAAAGGTAATGAATTTAAGAATAAATAAGCCGCCTCCTTATAAGGATGTTCATCATAATTTCTAAAGTTTTTAATACCTTGTTGGATGGCGTTAACGTAATACGGTGTATTCAACATCGATACTGTTTGATTTGGTGAGACTCCACCGCTGTAATCCAAATATTTTAAATTACCTTCAGTATATGATTGATTACTATAATCCAAACTTCTAACATCGTAAAAACCTTTCATACCCAAATTAGTGGATATATTTTCCGCTTTAGGTCTTTTGTCTTCGGTCTCAGGTAAAAAATTAGTAAACAATTTCTTACCACCATCAAATGATGTTAAGTTGGTAATTATTTTATTTACCGGATTATAAGATAGTATTGTTTTAGTATCTAAAGCATTATCAGATATTATATTAGCCTTTCCGTTAGCCAAGTAATTTTTAACCCAATTGTCATTGGTAAATGGGTAAGTATCCACAAAGTCATTAACATTAGTAGTTGTACTATTATTAATGTAATTTGAAAATTCTGATTCAGTTGGTAAGGAAACTTCAGGTTGTGATAACGAATTAGTTATAATATCTTGAGTAATGAATTGAAAACTTGCATTGTTAATATCGTTACTAATATATTTTGTATTAAAAATACCTCTAATAAAATTTTGCCAAGATTCACCTGTACCTGAATTTGAAATGTGTCTTAAGAATATTTCAAAATTAGTCCCGTTGTAATTATATTCTTTTAATTTAGCAATTAAGAATGGATTGTCATTTGACAAACTTTTTAATATGTTATTTTTTTCAGCCTCGGCTATTATATTATATATTAAATCATTATTAGTTGTTAACTCACCCCCTCTATTTAATCGAGAATAATAAGTGACAAATAACGCTCTTTCGTAAATTTCATAGAAATATTTAATTTCTTCTTTATTACCGTAAACCTCGTTACCAATCGGGAATTCAATCGCGTTTAACGAAACTCTTTGTGTTTCAGTTTGTTCATTCTGTGAAATAGGGTCAGGTGGAACTGACGCACTTCTATCAGTATAACCATTAATAAATTCCTCAACAAACTCAACCTCAGGCCACACATCCGGCAAATAAGCTTTAGTTTGGTCAATAATTGTTAAATCACCAGGGTAGGCAATTTCAAATATCTCATGTCCATCATTACCCGTAGTCTCTTTAATTACTTGAGGCCATGGGTATATTGGTTGGTCATTAATTCCAGGTGTCATGGCTTCCTGAGAAGCTCCTTGGGTTTGTGTTTGTAATACGGCTTGTTTTCTAATTTTAGAATCTCTAACATTCCAAGCTTTAGTATGGGTATCATCCATTAATCGTAAAAAAGCCTCAGAACTTGCAAATATAACCGCCAAAACATTTCTCATATTAGGTATAAACCCAATACCACTAGAACTACTTTGTAACAACTCACCTAAAGCTTCCGTTAGAGCCGCCTCAATCTGTTCTTTAAATGACTTTGTTTTTTTTCTCATTTCCGATATTTTATCGGTAAATGATTTAATACCAATTATTGGTAACCCATTAACCACCCCTTGGACTGACAATCCATCTGGCGAGTCAAAGAAGAAATAATCAGGTTGGATTATCTCACCTTCAAGTGTTACCGCACTATTAAAAGTTAGTGAGGCTAATACTTCAGATTTAAATGTGTTTAACTCAACATCAGTAGGTTGTCCTTTAGTGTTTTTTATAAGGTTAAATGTTTTTACAAAATCAATGTCTTGCTCAGTAAATGGTTGTGATGGTGAAAATATTGAAATCTTAATATCAAAAGGTACATTAGATTGTACGGGTTTTTTACCATTGATGGTGTAAGAACCGTTAGCACCTAAGGTTTCATTACTTTCTAATATTTTTTTATATTTGTCAATAATCGCGTTTAATTTTGAGATGGCGTCTTTCTTTTTTTGTGTTTCAGAGTACTCAGGTTTGAATGGGTAAACAGTAACACCTCTACTTAAAACAATACCTTTGGTCTTATCCATATAGGTATTATACCAAGATTTTTCACCTGAACTATAAAGAAGAACCTCACCTTCAAATTTACTAATTTCATTTTCAAAGTTTTGTATATTAGTAAGAGGTTGCATATTTTGTTTTGTAAACTTATCAAGTTCATTTTTAACAAAATTCTCAATCCTTTCAGTCATTTGGACTATAGTGATTTCGGGAAAATCATCAGATATTAATCCTTTTGATTTATATTCACTATACATCTCCTTAATTTTCATGAACCCAATACTTGTTGTACTATCAATCACCGTTTTGTTGGCGGTTTGTGTATTTTGTACAGGAGTAATTTTGATTCTTGATTTATACATGTGAGGTACTGATAGAGCGTAAGCCATTGTCACCTCATTTAATACGGTATATTTGTAGGTATAGAACTTTAAATCAATTTTATAATTCCCACTAAACGTATCAAATCTAGCGTTAAACGATTGTAACATTAAACTAAGTTTAACGGCTTTACCATAATAACCTTTAAGTGTTAATGTGAATAACGGGTATGGTAAATTAAAAAACGCTGAGTATGGTGAATTATCACCACCTTCAAATAACGCCCTACCTTTAACATCTTCGAGTTGGACTGATATTACAGGTAAGAAATCTAGTCCTTGTCTAACATTAATCGCCGTTATACCTAACAATCCGTTATCGGTTGCACCAGGTTTACCACCACTATTTAATGTTTGTCTAAGGAATGTATCACTACTATCGTTTGGATTTGTTACAAGTGTTTGTTTTGGCTGATTTTGACCTTTACCCAATAAACTCTCTTTACCCGTTATTTCATCTGTGTAATTATTATCCAAATATTCTTTACCACCAGGTTTTAAGAAATTGATTGTTGCAACAGATACTGTTTGGATGGCGTCGTTACTCGCAACCCCAACCGCTAATTTAGTTCTTGGTATTACCTTACATTCTAAGTTAGCATAGAATACCAAATCTTCTTGATTTACATTACGTTCTTTAACATTACCAAGGTCATCAACAACTTTGTTTGGGTCGACGATTGTTATGTTATTGTAATCAAATTCAACAAGTATATTTTCGTTATTACCTACCATAATAGAAGAAGTGGTTGTCTAATGTATTTTTATAGTCCTGTAATGAAGCTACTAAAGGAAATGGAATTGTCAATATAGAACCATCAAGAATGTTCCATTCAAGTCCACCAAAAGTAGGATTTGCTATTAAGATTAACCAACCGAAATATGGTGTTCCGTAATATTGTTGGGACACTTTATCTAATCTAGATTGTCCGATTTTATAGATATATCGTTTATCAGTGCTCTTAGGTGGTAATTGCACGTAAGGTACAACGGTTTGTTCACCATTAATCACAAAATCATTATATCTATTATAGTACTGTTTGGCTCTCATATTAGTTTAATTTAACAACATTTTTAACTTCGTCTTGGATAAAGAATTTGTTATCAGTAATTGAGTTTTTATCTGAAAAGGTCGCCTTTAATCTATTTTCGGAATTAGTTTGTATTGTTTGGTCAGTGTTAGGTACCGTAGTATATGTTAAAGTTCTTTTAACACCACTTTGATATAATTTTTCAACAATACCTTCAGTATAATCCTTATATTCTTTACTTGATTTAAAATCAGTAAAGATTTTATTTTCAAGTTCATACTCATTAGTATATTCTTTTGCTAAATCTTTAACAATTTTTTCAAATTTGTTACGTAATTTATTGTCAGCTGTAAAGTTAGTATTAAGTACGTATTTATTAAACTCAGTCACCTTATTTTCATCCTTAAACACACTTGAAGTTATCATGTAGAATCTTTTGTTTTCAGGAGTATTAGTTAATTTA